CAAATATCCGCGTCCCCGTCAGTCTGTTGATAAATTCGACCATCATCAGCCCCCAGTCTTTGCCTTGCCGGTGAGTTTGTTGAACACGGTGGTGTCACAGCGGAAGCCCACCTCGATCTCAGCGCGCACGGCAAACATATTCTGCTCGAACAGATTGATGGTGCTGCCGCCGTCGGTCAGGGTAGCCTGGTCAGAAATGGCGATCTGCACACCCTCCACAGTGCCGTATACTGCCTGCGTCCAGTCACCGGCAATGCCGACCACGGCGTCGGCAGAGGAAGTCTCGGCGATGTATGCGCCCTTGCTCTGCTTGACGGGAGCGCCGAGAATCATGGGAACCGCACCGTCTGCCACACTGTTGATGAACAGCGGGCGCTTATTTCCGTCCACGGCAGTCAGCAGCATGGCCTTGGCCTGGGGAGACAGCACCCAACCGTTCAGGATGCCGTCATGGGCTGCGATATCCGCATCGGCCGCAACCAGGCCACCATAAGCATCGGTCAGGATGCTCTGTGCGGTGCAGTTTTTCATGGTATCGAAATTGGAACCGGGGGCATCGTATGCGCCAAATACGGTAGCGTCGAACTTTTTTGCCAGCGCACCGGGCAGTCGCTGTACCATCGCATCGTACAAGGCAGGAGCATCACGCCGGAACTGGTTGGAGAACGGGACGATGACCGCCAGCGTGTAGGGCTGCATGACCTTGGTAGACAGGGTACCGCGCTTAACGGGCTTTTTCTCGGTTTCGCCGACCCAACCGGCTTCGGGGTCGCCGGTGATGATCGGGATGGTCACGCCAAGGCCGGGCAGTGTGATCCGCCGTGCAAGGCTCATGACAGCAGAAGATTCCTGCGTTTTCTGCAAAATGTCGCTGGACACAGCAGTCGGCAGGGAGATAGTGGTAGTACGGTTGATGTCAACAGATGCCATATTATTTCTCCTTTACTTCATGACCTGGCCGAACCATTCTGCGAACTGGTCACGGGCGGCTGCGCCAGGCTTGTTGTTGGGATCCCCGCCGTCCTTCACGTTCGGATATCCGGACGTAAAAGCGTCGGGGTCGCTTTTCTTGTAATCGGCAAGGAAATCATCGAATCCCAGCAGCTTGCCTTCCTGCAGGGTCAGCTTCTTGGCCTTGAGTTCGGACAAAAACGCCTTACGGGCACTCTCGCTGGAAAATCGTACGCCGGACACAGCGCTTTCGGCAGCGAAGTCACTCTGTAGTGCGGCCACCTGCGCCTTGGCGTCATTCTCGGCCTTTTCTGCCTTTGCTTTCCAGTCAGGGTCATAACCCTCTAGCTTCCTGTTCGCCTCGCTCAGGCTGTTCCGGGCGGCGTCTCGCTCGGTGGTCAGGGTGGTGATGGTTTGCTTCTGGCGCTCGATGTCCGCGCCGTGCAGAGCAAACACTTTCTGCACCTGTTCCTCGTTCAGCCCAAGTGCTTTGAGTTCTTCTGTTTTCATTAGATGTACTCCTTTCGGTTCAGATAGGCTTGGTGAGGCGGTCGCCGCCGCCTGTCTGTGCGGCTTTAAGCCTTGCCGCTTGGCAAAATAACTGCCTACCTTACCCTCCTGCGGGTAAGATTGACATATAAAGCGCTTTTGCAGCTGAGTGCAAAAGCGCACACACTGAAAATCGTACATGGTAGTATCAATTTTCAAAATTCGTGTTTCAGCCAATTTGACTTTTGTGCGGGCGCGTGGTATATAATAATTGAGGCTCCCCTCCGCCCGTTCTGGTGGGGGTGGTAAAGCCTCATTTTTTGTATCTAAGTGCAGCCTTGAGTTCGTTGCGATGGATAATCAGAATGTCTGCGTTGCACTGTTCTTGACGTATCAAGCGCCTTTTCACAGTGTCCAGAACGGCATCAATCTCAACGTCGTTATCGTTGTAATTCAAAATTACGCCACCTGGGTTGTCCTGAATTTGCTTTAGTGCACTTCTCAATGCACTATCTGCGGACTTTTCAGTAGTAGTGCTTTTGAGTTCCCACCCTTTGTTACGCCACAAGAAGTCTGGCGTTTTTTCAAACAATCCTCCTGTTTCTTGCAACAGCACAATGTCGCCGCCGAGAGTATCGTGCAGCCATTGTGCTGTTTTTATTTCGGCTGCGTGGCGCGTGCGGTTATAACCCTCATCGTATGTGATGGAGCCTCTTCCGGGCGTTGCCGTCCGTAGGTACTCGCCCAGAACATCCGTCGCGCCGCCCTCGCGCAACTTTCTCTCCGCATACGCCGCGCGCTTCTGAGCGTTTATCTGGATTCTGTTCTCTGCATACTGTGCGCGCCGCATGGCGTTGATATCTCCGCCATGGGCGTTGTACTGTGCCAGATACTCTTCCGGGTCATATCCGGCCACGGTTGTATTGCCGTTGAACCGGATGGCATACTCGCAGTTACAGTGGGCGTGGATGTGCTCGGCATGGTCGCCTTTCAGGTTCTTCTTACTGGACTTCTGCCAGCCCCGGCTCGCCAGGGTAATGCAAAATGGGCATGTGTCCCCATGCGGTACCCAGGCCCACTCTGCGCCGTCCCGGATGGCATTTTTCAGTGTGGTGTCCGCCCCGGCCCGCTTCACAAGACGGCTGACTCCGCCCTGCAGCTGCGGCGGGCTCTGCATGGTGGCGTTCACCATGCGAGCGGTCTCGCCGTAGTCTGCGGGCTCGGCAGGCTCCGCCGGGGGCACGTTCGCGCCAGATGCTTTGGCCATTGCGTCATACATCTGGCAGGCCAGCTCAGCACTGCCTTCTCCGTATTTCTGAACCAGCGCCTGCGCGTAGGCAATCAGCGCGTCGGTGTCCCCGGTACCGTGCTTTGCGACGCAGTCAGCCATCTTCTGTCCAGCCGTCTCGTTCAGCTCGGAAAGCCTGGTGATGTACTCAACCCATGTTTTCTCCGTTACCTTCATTGTCTACCTCTGCAAGCAGCCGCTGCCCCCGCACCCGCTGTTCCTGTGCCTTGATGCGCTGGATGTCCGCCTGATCGAATCCGATCATCTCGAGAAAGGTGTCGGTGCTGGCGAACTCCTGCCGTGCGGATGCGATCTTGATGGCTGCGTCCGCCGTTACTGCCACGCTGGGCATGGCCGGGTTCTTGAAATGCGGCATGACATCCCGTTCCTCTGCAGTCAGTTCATCCGGGCGCACGTCCCGCGCAATGGCCTGCGCCATCTGGATGATGGTTTTCAGCGCATCCCCATTGCCCGTATTCAGCTGCTGCGCCATAAGCACAAGTGTCTGGCTCTGGGCAAGGATTGCATCACTGCTGGTAGGATTCGCGTCGTTGACGATACCAACGTCGGTGATGGTCAGACCCGTGGCGGCAGAAAACTGGGTGGCAGTCATTCGCATCTTGTCCACATGAGGCTGCAGGCTTCCCTGCGTCAACTGCCCAAATTCCGGATTTTCTCCGGTTTCCGGGTTACTGGTGGATGTTAGAAGGCTGCCCACGTACTGCTTGAATTTGTCCGACATCACCGCATCGTATTGCTCATCAGTTACACCTAGCAGGTATTTTTGCGGGGTGGTATCAAATTCCAGAGCAATTGTGGCATTGGCCACAATGCGGATATAGTCATCAATCAGCGCACGCACCGCTCGTTTCAGCCGGGAACGGCCAAATGGCTTTCCGGATGTGGCGTTCCAGATCATCGGCTCCATCATCGGGCGTCCCATCTGGTGTAGATTACGTTCTGCGTACCATTCTCCATTTCTGTAAGTGATCACAATCACAGCATCATCGGTGTAAAGGTTGACAATGTGGGGCCGCCATGTGCCCTCATATTTTTCATCCGGTACAGTGTCAATGATGGCGATTCCACAATCAATGCGGCCTTTTTCACCGCTCCACAACGCCGCCGACGTGGCGGGGGAGTGAAACCGGATGCGGCAGCCCAGCTTCCTGTCTGCGGAAAGCGTGGCGAACACGCAGCCGTATTTCAACTCATCCCGGCAGGCCTTGCCGTACTCCGCCAGCAGGCGGTTGGCTGCTACAAGCCTCGTCACAGTATCTGCAGCTTCACCGCTTCCCACAAAGCCGTCGAACATGCTTCTGGAGGCCAATGCGTCCACTGCCTTCTGGCCCCAGTTGCAGCCCACCTCAAGCCTGCGCATCCCGTTAGGGATAGCAATTCCCAGGTTGACGTCGTTCAGCGTCACGTGTCCCTCATAGTACTTGTTCTTGACCTCGTTACTGGATTGGTGATACTGGTACACATCGGCCAGTTCATTGAGCTGGCGCTGTTCGTCCGGCGTCAGCCCATGCACAGTGCCAAAGTTCAGTGCGGTCATTGGTTCACTCCTTATCCGATACGCATTTTCCGTGTTGGGTCTCGTTTACTTGTCTTTGCTCCCCACAATGCCAGGGAGCAAGCTTCAATTGGCATGCAGCTCTCTCCGCCAAAGCCAAATCCTCCTGCAATAGGGCGCTTTACGGCGGTGACGGCGCTTTCCTGCAGCGTGTCCTGCGCGCGGTACCATGTCAGCAGATCGGAAGAGCACACGTCTGAACTCCAGT